GAGGACGACGGCGGCCACTACGGCCACGATCAGAGCGAGGACGCCCAGCACTGGCAGATAGGCGAAGAACAAGCACACGGCTGCAATGGTGAGGGCTGCCACGACCACGCTTTTTAGAAAGCCGAGCAGGGAAAATCCGTGAAGACTTTGCAGCAGCCCGAAAGTGACCATCCGCCCGGCGGAGTGATACCCGCGGGAAACAAACCTGTTCCTTCTGGCCTTCATCTGCCGTTCGCGTTCGTTCATTTTGTGCGGATACCGATGCGCTGCCATGAGCAGCCCCCTTTCACTTCCGAAACCAAATCAGCCCGCAGCGGAGGAGTTCTCTTCTGAGGCGTTCTTCTCCACAATGGCCGTGTTCTGCGATGCGGCGCCTTCCGGCAGTTCCTTCAACGCCTGAATGTACCCCAGGAGCCGGTCGAGCTGCCGATCAGACAGGGAGCCGAGCTCCCCGGCGATTGCGACCTCTGCCGGGCGCTGGGCAGCCGCCGGGGGACGAGGCGCCTTTTCTGCCGAATTGCGTTCGCTTGACGCCCCGAGAAGGTAATCGACGGAAACGCCGAAGACCGAGGCAATTTTTATTTTGACCTCGTCGCTCGGTACGCGTGCGCCGCTCTCGTACTGGGAGAGCGTTGTGTTCCCAACGTTGATTCGCTGCGCTAGATCGCGCTGCGTCATTCCCGCAGAAAGACGAAGCTGCCGGATTTGTGCGCCGATTTTCGTAGACGTGATTTTCTCCCCCCTTCTCACTATGAGAACATTATAGCACATACTTTTCCAGCAGAAAGAAAAGTTCACAAAAAGAGAAATTTTCTCTTGACATTCACAAATTGCAAAGTTATAATCAGGCTGTGAAGTTCACAATATGTGAACTGAAACGAAAAATAGTTGGAGGTGAAAAGATGAACCGAACCATCGAGGAAGTCCGCAAGGCAAAGGGCTTCACGCAGGAACAGGTGGCAAAGGGCGTAGGAATTGGCGCCTCGACGTATTGCCAGTATGAAACCGGGCTGCGGGGAGTTCCCGCAGATGTAGCAAATAAGATCGCTCGGTTCCTTGATGTGGAGATTGGCGAAATTTTTTTGCCGACAAAGTTCACGACTAGCAAACATTAAGGACGAGCGAGAGGAGGAACACACATGAATTTTTACGAAATTTCCGCAACGCTTGAAAACGGCTCAGTCCACAAGACGAAGATCTATGAGATCAACCAGGATCGGGCGCTCAACCGGGCTTCAAAGTTCGCTTTGCAGTTCGACGCCACCGGCTGCGCGAAGAAAACTGTGCAGCTGATCCAGGAAAATGCCGGGGTTCCCAAGGAAACGGAACGGGCCTTCTTGAACGAGATCAAAGAGATTTTGGAGGGCCTGGGCCCGAACAGCTATTGCGCAATGGCCTTTGATGGCTGTATTGCAGATGCCGAGGAGAACATCGACAGCGATTTTGCAGTTAGCATGAAGGGCCGTTGGCAGTCCGCGTGCAAGGAACACGAAAAAATCCGTAAGAGCCTGACCGAAAAGGTGAACGCCCAGGGCCGGCGCATTGCAGAGCTTGAAGCCGAATTGCAGAATGCCCGGCGGATGGAGGCCCAGGCCAGGAAAGAGGCCGCAGAGGACAAAATTGCCCTGGAAAAGGCGAAGGAAAAGATCCTCCCGGACAACGTTGCCGCAGAACTTACCATTATGCTGCGGAAGCAGGCCGACGAAGCCGCCAAAGAAGCACTTTACTACGCAGACCGGATGGCGGCAGAGGTTGAAAACTCCGTCCCCGTTGGCGCGTCCAACAGTGCAAAGCGCTTCCACGAGTACCGCAAGGCCCAGGTTGATGCGCTGCGTCTGCTGGGTGCGCTGGGAAACATTGGGGGCTCGGAAAATGACGATTGACGAGCTCCGCATACTGCGCGGCCTTTCCATGGAGAAGCTGAGCAAGGCCGCAGACCTTTCCGTGGGAGCCGTTTTCAAACTGACCAGGCCGGGCGCGGAACTTGAGCAGGCGCGGTTTGGCACCGTTATGAAGCTGGCCGCCGGGCTTGGTGCGGTGATTACCGTAGACCCGGAAGGCGTGACCATAAGACCACAGGAGGAAGCAAAATGAAAATCAAATCCATTACCTTGCAGAAGATCGCGGCCGTGTGCTGCGGCCTGGGCCTTTTCTTTGGCCTGGGCTTTGCCGGGACCTTTGAAACGACCGGCGAAACCGACACCGGCACGTTTATGGTTTCCCTGGGCTTTCTGCTCCTGGCCGTGCTGCTGGCCCGTGTGAGCTTTGCAGTGCAGGACATGGAGAAGCGGAAGAACAAGATCCACAAGGCCCAGAAGGGCACCGTGAAGCCACGCATGAAACGGAAGGCGGGCTGACCATGTTTCACACAACGGTGAAATGCGTGGACTGCGGCGCGCTTATGGTTGACGTGCCGAGCAATACAAAACGCTGCGCCGTCTGCCGTGTGGGCCACAACCGGGAATCCGTCCGCAGGGCGAACGAGACCAGGAGAGCCGAGGAGGCCGCCCGGCTGAAGCCGCGAAGCCTGGACGACGACCTGAAAACCTTGAAGAAATACAACGAGCAGCGCCGGGCCGCAGGCCTTGAGCCTTTGACCTATGGCGTTTGGAGGTCCAGAGGGGCCCCGGAGGAATACGCATGAAAGAATTTGACAGCATCCGCATTGTAGACAAGGGAGGCGACAGCATTTCTTTTGAAATGACCGGCAACGTTGCAGGAAGCCCATACGACACGATCGTGTTTTTGCTTCGGGCAACTTCAGGCCTGATTGCCGCCTCGGCCAAGGACAGCGCAGATCCGCAGAAAGTGGCGGATGTTTTTGCAAAGTTATTCGCCAAGCGTATTGCGCAGGATATCCAGGACGAGCGGGACCGCCGTGCAGAGGAAAAGGAGGTGGCAGAGCATGAGCAAAAACGTGAAAATGAACCGCAAGCGGCTTATTAAGCTGACTGCCGGAGAGTTTGGCTTGCAGACCAGGGAAATCACGGACGCCGTTATGGGCATGGTGAACGTTCACAAGCGCCAGCATGAGAAAAGCCAGAGCGAGGCCCACAAGGGCACGAAGAAGGGAGGCTGCAAGGAATGATCCTTTTGTTTATTGGCGGCCTGGTTGTTGGCGCCTTCGCTGGCATCTTCGCACTGGGACTTATTTCCTCCGGGCATTGCGCGGAGTGCCGCGCATATTACGACCGCCAGATGGAAGCCATGCGGAGGAGGGAAAACCGGTGGCAGTAAGTGAAGCCTGGCGGGACGTGCCCGGCTATGGTGGTAAGTACCAGGCAAGCGACATGGGCCGCATTGCAAATACCTTCTGGCGCGGCCAGAGGCGCAAGAACGGAGGCCGCACAATTATGGCCCAGTTCAAGAAAAAGCCCCACGGAAAGGCCAGGGACAGCGCAAAACGCTTTGTGCACCTCACAGATCTGGAAGGGCACAGGAAGGAGGTTTCCGCCGCAAAGGTGGTGGCAGAAACCTTTCTGGGGCCAGTTCCTCCCGGGATGGCGATTTTTCACAAGAACGGCAACCCGGCGGACAACTCCGTTTGGAACCTGGTTTTCCGCACCCCGGAAGAAATAGGCCGCATGACCGGCGCGGATAGCACCCGGCGGCCGGTGCTGAAATTCAGCGCCGCCGGTGAACTGCTGGAATGCTATTCCAGTGCCCGCCAGGCTGCCAAGCAGAACTATTTCAGCTACCAGGCCATTATTGACCGATGCAACGGCAAATGCAAACGGCACATTCTGGCTCCAGACGGCAACTATTACGCCTGGGACAACACCGTGGGCGTAAGAAAGGCTAAAGAGGACCTTCGGGCGCTTGCTCGGAAAGAAGGCCGCCTATTTGCCCCGAAGAACTGGCCCGCTACTTAAATTTTACCACGAAAAGAGGTTGGAACACATGAGCAAACCCGCCACGAAAGCGGCAAACAGCCCTTTCTATTTGGCACGAATGGAAGCTGCGAAGGTCAACGACCGATTCAGCAGCCGCGAAGGTGCAGCAGACGAAACAGGCATTGACCGCACCCGCCTGGCCCGCATAGAGCTGGACAGCATCACCCCATACCCGGAAGAAGTTATGCTTCTGGCCGATGCCTACGACGCCCCGCAGCTTTTGAATTTCTATTGTTCAACGTGCTGCCCGATTGGCCGCCAGAACGTGAAGCCCTGCGCATTGCAGGAGTTCGACCGCGTTATGATGCAGGCGCTTGCTGCATTGCAGGGCGCAGATAAGGTCAGCGCCGCCATTATTTCTATTGCCCGGGACGGCCGCGTGGACCCCGGCGAGGATGTGCAGATGGGCGAGATCCTGGCCTACATGAAGAACGTTGCGAGCAC